GGAACACCTACAGCCCTGAGCCTTACGGATACTGATTACTCAAATCGTATTTATGTCAATGGCTCTACATTTACATCAAATACTTATGGCATTCGTACCGAGCGCTTTGTCAAAATAAATAACAGTCAGTTCACAGGCAACACGCAGTTTGGTGCGTATCTAGGAGGGCTCAACCGTCAGCAGGTAACCAACTCAACATTTACTTCAAACGGTGTTGGCGTGTACTTATCGTCATGGATTCCGACAAGTTGGACAGTTGGCGCTGGCAATCAAATGGTTTCAGGTAACACATTCAACGGCAACACGACTGCTATTCAGTTTGCAAATAATTGGAATAACGGCTCCTCCGTGTACAACGGAGTAAGTTCCAACTCGTTCTCCACAGCCAGTGGAAACACATTTGGCACCACTGCGCAAAACACAAACAATTTCTCTGGCTCTGGGTATGTCGAGTCCAATAACACAATCACTGCGGCTTATCTGAATCCAGTCACAAACTTGACTGCTGTTGCAAACGCAGACGGAAGTGTTGACCTTGATTGGGATGCATCGGCGGCAAGCAATTGCGTTATCTACGGTTACTCGGTTAGTTTCTACGACCTCACCGTAATCGGTGGAGCACAATCAGGTGGTTGGGGAGTTTGGACTAATCAAGGAACCAACTACTCGTTAAGCACAGGAATGTTTTCTGGTAGTAATCCTGTCACGACTGGATACGGACCAGTTCGCTTTGGTATCAAAGCAATGACGGGTGGGTGTGTTGGAGTTGGAACTGGTAGTTGCACCTATGGTCCTGAAGTAACTGTTGATGCAACCGTTCTTGACCCGACTCCAGTAACTACGACTACTACGACTACTACAACTACGACGACTATCGCTACCCCTGTTTATGTTCCGCCAGTAGACACTGGCACTACGTCTACAGTCTCCGAACCCGTTGTATTGCCAACCGTACCCACAGTGCCACTGCCGCAATACCCAGACCCTGACACAGAATCCACAACGGTGACGCTTCCAACAGAAACATTACCTGGAACCGAATTGCCAACAGTAACCATCCCAGAAGGGTGGGAATCAACAGAAACAACTTTACTACCAATTGAAGTAGACCCAATAGAACTTGAACCAGTTGAAACAGAAACTGAAACGGTAGTAGTAATAATTCCACCAGATGATTATACCGTCGTCGATATAGAAGACAACGAGCCAATCACAACAGTCATATTGGACAATATTCTTGAAAATACGTTCACTACTGATATTGAGGCTGACGAGGTTGGCGCTGTTCTTGACACGCTCCTTGGCGCAGAACTTACCGACATTCAGTTCGACAATGTCCTAGAAGCCGTGTTTACCGAAGATGTTTCGGCAGATGTATTCACCGAAGCACTAACAACAATGCTGGATGCAGACATCACTAGCGAACAGTTGGCGGCAGTTTTGGATTCAGCGTTCTCAGAAGATACTTCTGCTGAGAATATGGTGTCGGCTTTGGAATCAATCTTTGATGGTCCGCTTAGTTCTGGCGACCTAGACAAAGTTATGGACGCAGTATTTGACGAGGACATTTCCGCTGCAGACACTATGACCGTACTTGACGACTTGCTTGAAACAAATCTCAGTCAAGCAGAAACAGAAGCAATATTTGACAGCGTGTTTGACGATGACCTTTCCGATGCAGAAACCATTGACCTTATCGTTGATGTATTGAAAGACGGTCTTACCGCAGACAATTTGGGCGCCGCACTTGATGCAGTCTTTGACGAAGAAGTAAGCACCGAGGTTTTGATTGAAACCTTTACCGCCGTCTTGGGTAATGAACTTAACGAAGAGTCGCTTGGCGTCATCGTGGACGTCTTGGAATCAGACACGATTACGAGCGAGCAAGTTGGACAAGTTGTCACATTGGTAATTGAACAGGAAGGTGGTATTCCTAGTGACCAAGCAACGGAACTGGCAACGAGCCCCAAAGTGCTTGAAAGCATTGACGGCGAACAAGCGACAGAAGTGTTTGCCGCAATCGTTGTTGCCGAGGTCTCGGAAGAAACGGGTATTGAAATTGCCGAGGCACTTACGGACGCCCCAGTAGAAGTTAAAGAATCTTTTGAGGAAGAAATCAATGTGTTCGCTGGTGTGTTTGATACATATGTTGCTTTGGGTTCAAATATTGATGTCGGTGATCGTAGAACGGTTCTTGCTGTTGGGGCTGCTGTTGCCATAGTTGGCGCTGTTGGGGCTGTTGGTGGTTCTGGTGGTGGTTCTGGTGGCGGTTCCGGTGCCGGTGGTTCACCTAGTTCAGGTAATAATGTCGCCCGTAAGCCCGAGGAAGAAGAGATGAACGGGGAACTTGCTTGGGATGGCGTGGAGTGGATAAATCAGTTAAGTATTTTCAGGTATAATAATGGAGTTAAAATTTTAGATTGGGGTCTTTTTATGAAAAAGTTTACATTTGGTATCTTAAATTTGGGCTTCACAATTTCAGGGTCTTTGGTTGTCTACTTGACGCTGTCGGGCGCTATTCAAAGAATCGCTGGCATCTCATCTGTTCTTGCGTTAATGGGCGCAATGTATCTTCACATGCGGGAACCTGACAATAATTAATGTAATATATCTTATGGTGTATAATATTTAAGTTCTACCCCATAAACATAAAGGTTTCGCACATGGCAAAAGTTGCTTGGGACTACATTGTTCCCGTAAAAATGCCCAAAGATTTAAAAGGCATTGAACCCGGCAAACTTCCTGACTCACTCCTACGCCCAATTAAGAGCGGTGGAAAACTTCATTGGCTTGCCGCCAACGCATGGAACGCAATGGTCGCTAAAGCCAAAGCCGATGGACTTGAACTTAAGCCAACCTCGTCAGGAGACCTATACCGTTCCTACGAGTCGCAACTGGCAGGCTTCAAGCAACGCTATGTTTTGGAACCAATTGCAGGAACAAGCACAAAATCATTTGAAGGCAAAACTTGGTACCTCAAAAAAGGTATGGCAATGCTTGCGACACCAGGTAAGTCAATGCACAATCTTGGGATTGCGGTTGACGTTCATTCAGCAGGTGAACCAAAGCGTCTCAATTGGTTGATTGCAAACGTTAAAGATTTTGGTTTTAGTTGGGAAGTGGTTCCAAGCGAGCCATGGCATTTGCGCTATGTATGTGGCGATACACCACCACCAGCAGTAGTCGCTTTCGGCGGAGAAACCGCACCAGCACCCACAACAACACCATCGGCACCCACTTCAGCGCCAGCAGATGAAAACTCAGCAATCCAACAGGCTCTAAAAAACAAAGGTTTTTATAACGGAGCAATTGACGGCAACATTGCTACCGCAGAATTTCAACAAGCACTCAAAAGTTTCAAACAAAAAAATGGTTTGAATCCAGATTTTACTATTGGCGGCAAAGTGAAAGCGTTGTTGGGTTTGAAATGAGCAAGTATGCGCAAGGGGAAAGCACCATAAAAGAAGTTCGCAACGAAGAGTTCCTTTCTTCCGTCAAAACTGAAGTTGTCGCTAAGCCATCTAAAAAAACTTCTAAAAAAAAGAAATCATTAAAGGAGTAATTTTGTCATGGACGCTACATGGGCTGCTGTTGTAACTGGCGCTTTTGCTCTTTTAATGTTGTTGATAGAAAAGGGTCGCCGCGAAAATGTTCGTGACCACGGCTATGTTGCACAAAAACTTGATGACCTAAAAGCAGATGTGAAAGACATTGACGGGGATATCGCTGTCATTGAACACAAACTTGACGCACACCTAAACGACACGAAATCGCATGGCAGTAAAAAGAAATGAGCAAAAAACCTGCAAAAAGAAAAATTACTGAACCGACTCCGCTCGCCCCAAAAGTTGATTATGGGGTTCGGGTTCTTTATGTTGGATCAAAAACCACCATGTTTGTTTGCCCTAAATGCGGGAAAACCACCAGAAGGGGAATGATTCAAGAATATAAAGGAACTTTGTTTTGCAGTAAAGGCTGTGTATCTGCGTTTAAAAAGGAAAGTGAGTCAGGTGGAGTATGAAAAAAGATTTGGTAACGAATGTCCTTCTTAGGATTCTTGCTACTTTTGCCGCATCTGGTCTTGGGGTTATCGGCGCAGGAACAATTGCTGGTGTACCAGTACTCAAAGCCGTCTTTATGGCTGGAATTGCAGGGGTTGCAGTCGTAATCGAAGGTCTCTCTAGGGCATTCCTTGAGGATGGCAAACTTACAAATTCAGAAATTAACGATGTCTTCAACAAGGTTGACAAGAAAGCACCGAAGGCAAAGGCGAATGAAACGGTTTAGTCTTGGGTTGGGTCTTGCTTTTCTGCTTGTTGGGTGCGGTTACGACGGTAGTTATCGCTATTCTTGCCAAGACCCTCAAAACTGGGGGAAACAAGAATGTGAACCACCCCTATGCGAAGTAGATGGGAACTGCACAAAAACATTGCTTGGATGGGATCCTACAGAAACAACCGTAGAAGCAACGGTTCCAACAGAGGAAACGGTAACACCATGAAAAAGCGTTTAACTCCAGCAGAACTTGATGCACGACTCAAATTTGTTATCGGATGCATTCTTGGTTTCGTACTTCTGATAACGACAGTTGGTGTTCTTTGGGCACTTGTGTTTGTTACGCAACCGATTGGCGCTCAAGCCGAAAACGACAAAATGTTCTTTGGTGTTCTTTCATCGGTCGCAACTTTCATCACTGGCACTCTTGCAGGGTTGATGATTTCAACAGGACGAAACGCTGAAGACAAAGATGGGAACGGCATCCCCGACCATTTAGAAGGCAAGTAATGCGAGTTTGGATTGACCAAGACCTATGCACTGGAGATGGACTATGCGCGGAGATAGCACCAGATGTCTTTACGATGATGCCAGACGGTTTAGCATACGTAAAAGAGGGTGACAAGATATTTGCCTCATCTGTGGGGAACCCTCAAGGAGCCGCTGGTTTGGCGTCTTTCGCAGACGATCGTCTTGATGATGTGATTGAGTCTGCCGAGGAGTGTCCCGGAGAATGCATCTTTATTGAGCCCTAAGGGGTTGGTGGTAGAATAGAGGTAGGAGAAGTAGCCCTATCTTTTTGCGTGCAGGGGTGCTGTTACTGGTTTTTGTAGTTTAAACGAACTAGTCTTTCCTTATGGTTGACACCGACGAAGAAATTAAATGGCACAACGACGGGCATGTTGTTTGCCTTTTGTTGAACAAAGACAGACTTGAAATTGTTGATGTTACTTGCCCAAATACAGGTAAAGAAGATTCCCCGTGCGCACATGATGATGTGGCGTGTGTTGTCGACCATTTCTTAAAGTTGTACGGACTTGAATGCAATGTCGGAGTTGTAGAACCTAGCGGAAAAATTTCTGTAGCATGGGCTTTTCTTGGTGACAGGCACAAAGATTTAGGGGCGTGTCAAGTTTGGATTATTCCGACAGAAGATGAAGCATTCTCTGCTTGGATTTCTACCCAACAATAGTTATTCGTCGTCCTCTACGCCTTTGTCTCCGCATTCGGGTTGTTGAGGTATTAGTTGCCGACATGGGCATTTATATTGTCTTGCTCCAATAACTGTCATTGGTTGACTTTACATTTTTTGTATCCCAGTGTCTTACCTAAAGTTGGGTTCAGGGTCTTGAACCAGCCGTCTTTTTTCATGAGGACACCATCGGTCCCTGAAATCTCGCAGACTTTGATTGATAGTAGTTCATATTTGCCAACGATTTTAGCGAATTGTTCTTTGTGTTTAGAATTTGATGGTGTGCAGTAGTAGCGAAGTGTTCCAAACTTTTGTTTGATCTGTTGGATGCTGTAGTTCTTATCAATGGCGATTAGTTCACTGTGGCATTTTGCAACAATGTCTATCCATCCGTCATCGCAATCTATTGATTTCCCCCAACCCTTTCCAAAACTTTTGTAGATGTTTTGCTTGATTGGTTCCAGTCTGTAATCGTGCGATAGGGGCATATCTTCATCCATTTGCCATGATGATGGCGTTACGGTGACGATCCCACGAAAGAATTTTTCTATTATTTTAAACATTTATCTACATTTCTGTAATGATAACCATGTGGTCATCGTAGATATATTCGGTGTCTGGCGGTGTTTTGTCTACTGTGAGCACCCTAAGTAACCATCTGTCTGTTCCGTCGTATTTCGCTTTGAAGGATTTTCTGCCGTGAACAAGTTTTCTGTTATCTAAAACAAGTACATCGCCGCCTTGTAGTGCGATTTGTTTTGTGTTTTCTCTGATTGATTCAAGGAGTTTGTCTAAGGCTTCTTGTGCTTGAAATGTTTTACCCCGCATGAAGAACTCGTCAAAGCAGATGGATAGTTTGTTGTCTTTTTCGGTGAGGATGGGTAAAAGTATATTCTTGTTAGGTTCGCCATTCATACGGAAACTCTCGTCAATTGCTGTAATGAAGAGTGGTTCTTTTAAGTAAAACATTGTTTCTTCGTCTAAAGATTTGACGATGTCGTCCACATGGGCAAATGTCGTTAAGGCGGTTGGGTCTTCTCTTAGACACATCAAGATCACATGAGATGGCGCATATGGGTGGAACGCTGTTTCTGTGTGGAGTTCTAGATTGACTTTTGACGATGAGGATATTTGTGAGGTTTCTGATTTTTGAATTGGGAAGATGCTTTGAATAAGTCGCCCGTTTTGTTCTTGTTTGTAGCCTGTCGGTATCCCGTGTTTGTAAGCAATCTTTTTTAGGGACGCTATTGCTTGATCTATCTGTGGTGTTTCTTCAAGAGATGTTGGCGTAGGGGGTATCTTCCCTATTTCTGCGCCTTTAATCAGTGTCCAACTCATGGTGATATCACATTAGTTGAAGGGAGTGCTTCAAAAAGTGTCTTTATCAACCTGCGGAGATCGGGATGATATACCACCTCGTTTAGGTTTATCCGATATTCGTAGCGTCCTTTGACTTTTGTTCTTGCTACCAACTTGTTTTTACTCAATAAAGATATGGCTTTGATAATGGCAGTATTGGTGACGCCAAGGGTTGTGGATAGTTCTCTGACGGTTAAGCCTGGTGTTTGTATGAGGTAAAGCAATACTCTGCCGGGTGGGGTCAATAGGTTCACATTACTTTTTGGGGTGTAGGCGATGATGTTTTGTTCATCTAGTTCTTCAAGGATTGACTCGACTAGTTGTTTGGCGGAAAGGTTCTTTGTTTGAGCGTTTTTGACTATTCGTTCTAACGGTCCACGTATCGCATGGTCTCGTCTGTTGTCGTGATTTGAAACCATCTGCGCAGATTACCACAGTGATATCAGGAGTGTTTTTTCTAAAACCCCTTAAATATTTTATTTATTTACATTTGTATTTGCTAAAAGTCAATAACAGTGCTTGACACAAGATAAATAATGTAGTTGTATGTCATAATAGAAAGACAGGAGAACACATGACTAGTCCAGATAAGTCAAAGAAAGACCTGCTCAACAAACTTTCGCAGATGTCTAAAACCGTTAGCGCACCATGCCCAATAGGGAAAATACACAAACAATTAGATCCTGAAACGCAAGTTGCGTTAATGAATGCACTTCAATCACCAGCGTCAAACTCGCAGATACATCGAGCACTAATTGACGAAGGGTTCTCAATATCGCGCACAACCATCAACCAAAAACGAGGATGTTTCAGAGAAGGCGGGCATAAAGAATGCCAATGTTTCCCTAGCAACCTAGGAGCATCAAAATGAGCAAACTCAAAAACACACTGACCGATATCGCTTTAGATGCGGACGGTCATCCAAACGGAGACAAAGCATGGGCAACCGTCTCACCAGACGGCGGAGAGTTATCCACAGGGGCAATGCCAACAGAACTTGGCTCAGATTGGGACACAGTCCTCAAAGGATTTGGACTAGACCCGAACATCTTTGAAATAGTTGACGACACCGTCAAGATGTCTAAATGGCAGTCATCTAAACGCCTAGAGAACGGCGACCGAGACCTGATATGGCTTTACTCGTACAAGGCTAGATTCCGGCGCAAAAGCCTTACAGGTTTAAACGAAGAACAAGTCAATGAGATCCGTAACTATGTACAGAAATGGAAACCTGTAAACAAGACAACAACCACCCCTTCAAAAGAGGTGGGCGCAACATTGGTTGTCTGTTGGGCAGATCAACAGTTAGGTAAATCTGCTGGTGGTGGAGTGGACGCAACAGTTGAAAGAATCCTTGATAGTTACACAGCAACGATTGAACGGGTTAAAGAACTTCGCAAGATCGGGCGCAACATAGAAAAGATAGCCATCGTGAACATGGGCGACCCTGTAGAAGGATGTGATGGACAGTATTCAAGCCAGTTGTTTACAGTTGAACTCACTCAACGGGAACAACTTCTTTTAGCAATAGACCTTTGGTCTCAAGGGTTGCGACAGTTAGCCCCATTGGCTGACCAAGCAGAGTTTATATCTGTTCACTGTAACCATGGTGAATGGATGCGCCGTAACGGCAAACAGGTAACTAGCGACTCTGACAATGTGGGTGGCTTTCTTGCAGACACTGTGAAACGCATCGTAGAAGACAGACCAGAGTTAGATAAACTTAAATGGAAAATACCGCACGATGAAATGGTTGTCACCTCCGTGCTATCAGGTATCAAAATTGCCTTCCATCACGGACACAAAATTAGTGGCAAAGAAGTGGAATGGTTACGAGGGCAGTCAATAAAGATACTTCGTGAAGAAGGACGTGAACCAGATATCTGGGTGACTGCACACAGACACCATTTACAGGTTCAAGACTTCGGACCTTGGTATAGATTCCAATGCCCATCTAACGACGGTGGCTCCAAATGGTATACAGATATGACGGGCAACTGGTCAACACCAGGGACACTCACATTCCTTGTCGGTAAGCATGACCCTAAAGGTTGGTCAGATATGGCAGTCCTGTGATATCAGTACAAGTACTGCACGGTGATTGCCGTAATGAACTAGAACTTCTGCCAGATAACAGCATTGACTCAATAGTCACCGATCCACCTTATGAACTTGGATTCATGGGCAAATCTTGGGATGCGTCAGGTATCGCCTACGACCAAAGGGTATGGGTTCAATGTTTGCGCGTACTTAAACCCGGTGGACATATGCTCGCTTTCTCGGGTTCACGCACATATCACCGTATGGTTTGCGCCATAGAAGACGCAGGATTTGAAATCCGTGACCAGATTATGTGGGTTTATGGGTCAGGGTTCCCTAAGTCGTTGAATATCAGCAAAGCAATTGACAAGACTGCTGGCGTAAAGGGTGAAATCATCGGATACAGCAGAGGTGTTGGTGTATCTGCAGAAGATAATAATTTTGGCGGTATTAATCGTGGTGCTGTCGGCATAAAGCAAATAGGGATTGATGTTCCGATTATTGCCCCTGCTACAGATGAGGCTAAGCAGTGGGAAGGTTGGGGAACAGCACTCAAACCGGCGCACGAACCGATTGTGTTGGCTCGTAAGCCGTTGGTGGGAACTGTTGCCAATAATGTTTTGACTTATGGTACAGGTGGTATCAACATTGACGGATGCAGAGTGGGCGAAGGAACTGGAGAAACTAAGACAGTTCAATATCCTGACATTCGTGGCAACAACTACAACAACGCTTCTGGCACAGTTGAATACACGGTTACGAATCAGGGTCGGTTTCCTGCAAACTTTATTCACGATGGCTCAGACGAAGTATTAGAACTATTCCCAGACAGCAAAGGTGGCGCATATCCAGCGAAGCGTGGACAGGCTGTGAACACGGCGTTCGCAAGCGGTCAAGAAACAGAAGGTGGATTCAGGAAGATGGGTGATGACGGTTCTGCTGCTCGGTTCTTTTATTGTGCGAAAGCCAGCAAGAAAGACCGCAACCAAGGCTTAGACGGATTTGCTGAGAAACGCCCTGATGAACGAACCACAACAGGGATGGGAACATTTGATGAGAAAGGTGTTGCCAAGCAAGCCAATCACCACCCAACAGTCAAACCAACAGAACTAATGCGCTACCTAGTCAGACTGATAACACCATCAAACGGCACAGTCCTTGACCCGTTCACAGGTTCGGGTTCAACAGGTAAAGCCGCAACACTAGAAGGCTTCAACTTCATCGGCATAGAACAATCAGCCGAATATGTCCAAATAGCCAAAGCGCGAATAGGAGCAACCCAATGAAAGTACTATCACTCTTCAGCGGCGTCGGCGGATTTGATATGGGTCTTGAGAATGCCGGCATGGAAACCGTATTCCAGTGCGAATGGGATAAACATTGTCGCACCATCCTTGACCATCATTGGCCGACCGTACCGAAATGGGACGATGTTTCTACGCTCACGGGCGAATATATTCTTGCTCATGCACCTGTTATTGATGTTGTTGCGTGGGGTTCACCATGCCAAGACCTCAGCGTGGCAGGCAAACGAGCGGGATTAGAAGGCGGCAGATCAGGACTGTTCTACGAAGGAATGCGAATTATCAACGAACTACGAAAGGCAAGCAATGGAAAATATCCAAGAATCTCTATTTGGGAAAATGTCTACGGAGCCATCAACTCCAACAAAGGCGAAGACTTTGAAGCCATCCTCAAAGAAATGGTTGAAGCAGGGTCGCTACTCTGCGAATGGCGTGTCTTGGATGCGCAATACTTCGGAGTCCCACAACGGCGTAGACGAGTGTTCGTCGTCGCTATCTTTGATTCTGCAACCGCAGACCGATGTCCAGACCCGCTATTACCTGTCAGCGAAGGCTTGCTCTGGAATCCTACGACGCGCACAGCGAAGAGGCAAGAACCTACCAATACGGCTTCAGGAAGCATTGGAAGCGGTCGTGAAATCGCAAACTCAATAACCGCAGAACTTTACCACCATGGCTCTGTTGTGAATCAAGATGCAAACAATGGACATGTAGTCATAGAACCATTTACATCTTCTAGTTTTGCCCAATACGAACAAGGTGTCGGCACTCTTCGGTCTAATGGTGGCGATCTTGGTGGGGGAAGCGAAACTTTGGTTGTAAACCAAGACAGAACTTATCGTGATGTAACAGGAGCGTTGTTGGGGCGTGATTCTTTCGGGCCGAATCATGAAGGCGCACGTGACGGCAAACTTGTATTAGAACCTATGTTGCTTGACGGCACCAGAGTTGACGATGTACGAGTCTATGAATCACCAGTACAGACATTAAAAGAACGCATGGGAACAGGTGGCAACAATGTGCCAATGGTTGCGTTCTCTCACACGCAGGGTTTAGATGCGCAACCGTCAGAGTCGGCGTGGCCGACTTTACGCAAAGAAGGCAACGGACACGCCGTAGCAATACCAATTCAAGACGGTCGAGAGATAGAGAAGAACCAGAACGGTTTAGGTGTTGCCGATGAAGGCGCACCTTCGTACACGATTGACCAAACAGGGGCGCAAGCCGTAGCCATCGGCATTCAAGGGAATGTGATTGGCAGGCAAGACCACAACGGACCTGCCGGTAAAGGACACACCGACGAAGGAGACCCGATGTTCACCCTTACTGGCACTGACATTCATGCTGTTGCTTACGACGAATATAACGATGCTTTGGGTGGCGATGTCCATCACGCACTACGGGCTGGCACAAAACAATCCACAGGCGTAGTAGTTAATGAGGTTGTTGGCACACTTCGTTCGGGTGGAGATGGTGGTGTACCTTCAAGCCGAGGCGAACACCTAGTTCTGGAATCCAGTGGAAACACCACAACGGTGACGCCAACCCTTAAAGAAACCAGCGAAGCCTCAACAACGATGGTAGTGCGCCGCCTTACACCTCTCGAATGTGAGCGACTTATGGGGTGGCCCGATGATCACACCCGATATAAGGCTAATGGCACCATTCAATCCGACACTCATCGCTATAAACAGTGTGGCAATGGTGTTGCATCACCTGTCGCCCAATGGATCGGCGAACAGTTGATGGATCTTGAACTAAGCAAAGATGCGTAATTAAATCAACGGAATACCAAAGAAAGCCTGAAGCACATGACAACAATAGTAGGAATACAAGGAGACGGCTACTGCCTACTAGCGGCAGATACTCGTATCACCTCAACAGACAGCGCTGGCGTTCCATACCAAATCATGACCCTCAAACCCGAGACTTCCAAAATAGCGGCTAATGGGAAATACTTGATAGGTACAGCAGGAGACCTAAGAGCAATCAATCTCCTGACCCATACTCTCAACCCTCCAGTATGCCCACTAAACCTCAAAGGCAAAAAACTAGACGAGTTCGTAACTAACAAACTCATCCCCGCCATCAAAGAAATGTTTGAAAAGAACGGGTACACAACAAACGAAACCAACACCCCAACAAAAGCCGAACACGACTCAGAACTCTTAGTTGCCATTAACCAAACCCTCTACCACATAGACGGTGACTACTCATGGTTCACAGACCAAACAGGAATCTACACACTTGGCTCAGGAGCAGCATATGCGCTCGGTGCATTACATAACATGCCAGCCCCAAAGAACCCAGCCCAAGCCAAGAAACAAGCCATCAAAGCACTAGCCACAGCATCAAGGTATGACCCGAACACAGGGAGTCCATATCACACTCAGATCCAACAAACCAAGCAGAACTCAGATAAATCTAAATGAAACAACAACACCACAAACAGAGGGATGATATACAAACAAAACGCTGGCAAACGATGGCTGCCTGTCGAGGAAAGACACACCTCATGTTCCCTCAACACCATAAAGACATCACCTATATCCTGGAAGCAAGAGACATCTGCGCCCATTGCACAGTGAGACCACAGTGCCTGAAGGAAGCCCTTGAGTATCACCCGATTGATATGCACGGAGTATGGGCAGGACTGACATCACGACAACTAGCCGCCGAACAAAAACGCAGAGGCATCAAACCCATCCGACCATCAATCAGTCAGATGTGGGATCTATCGTAGATTTACAGTCTTAAACACACACCACAGGTATCGCAAAAGGTAGAACCCAATACATCAACAGGTTTTTTATCGCAGACTGCTAAACCACAAGGCTCAAGCCTCCGCTCACCCCGAAGATACGCCACAACACCTGACAAAGGCTTAACAGGTTCAGAGACCTCTAATAGAGCAAGACCTTCAGCATCACGAATACCGTTAATCAGTAAGAAGTTCACAAGACGCTGAAATGACAACTCACGCAACACAGACAAATCCACTAACTGATTCTTTAACCAGCCTGGCACAGGAACGGTCACATACACTGTGTCCTCATCACGGGCACGCTTAGACTTAAACCCCACCTGAATCCCTCACGACCAGAATCCCTAAGTACTCTGAGATTGATAAGTCATAAGCATCGGCCTGATCAACCATCAAATTCTTTAGTTTTGCGTCAATTTTTATAGTCAGGGTTGTTTTTGTATTTGCTTGTGCGCGTACTGGTGGGCGCCCGTGCCGTTTTTTCATTTTGGTTTGTTTCTTTTCTGTGCGATATATAACCCAATTAAGATTCCGTGCGAGAGTCCTATGATGATGCCGTGTATGTATTGAGTCATTATGTTATCCCTGTGTTATGTGCTGGTTGTAGGTTTGCTTGAAGTGCTCTCTGTCTGCGCCTGTGGAAAGAGAGAGACCTACTATCTTGATTACTTGTTTTAGTTTATCTGTGATGTGTTGATCGGGCTTAGCCGTTCCGGAGTTTACGGTGTCTCGTATGTGGCAGTAGGTGTTCCAGGCTTGTGAGGCTGTGGGTTCTGCGCCGGGCTGGGTTTGCAGCCAGTGTTCGTACACAAGGCCTGATGTAGGCAAGTACCGTTCTGTTCTGCTTAGTTTAACTAACACGGCTTCTATCTCTTCGTATGGGCATCCCCGTAGTACGAGATGCCAGGACTTATAGGTGAGTTTCCTTTGATCTGGGTCGTTAGGGAGTTCTTTGTTCCAGAGGGCGTAGGCGAGGTCAACAATACGGGTGGTGACTGCTTTAGTTGGGTCTTTGGGCTCGTTATTCATCTAGGAACTCTTGACGCGCATTGCGCTTCTCTGTTCGTTGTATGAAGCCTTCTATCTTGTCGGCGTCTCGAAAGATCAGGTCTATGCCGTTGTACTTCTTTTGCCGAGGGTTGTCGCCCATATGGAAGGGAGATGAAGCACAGCCGTCTATAGCGAGGCAGGAGGCTTCTATGCCGTAGTCGTGGATTGATGCCGCTATCTTGACTTTGCGGTCGTGGTCTAGGACAGCCAACTTGGATGCGCCCATAGTCTTAACCCAATAGTCCCAAACAATTTTGACTGCTTCGTCGGATATTGATTTGGCTTTTTCAGCGCGCTGCTTTGCAGATATCCGGGGTCGCTTCTGTTTAGGTTTATCTGAGTTGTTTACGCCACCGTTCGGGTTGGGGAACATCTCTGGATTCTTTTCCGCAATCATAAAACAGACTCTACACCCTTTTCAGTAAAAGGTCAAGTTCCAAATTAGATAGTTATAAACAACGATGAAATAACTTATTAAAGTTACATAAATTAAATCATTTTGGAAAGTGTGAAAACCTTTACCGAATCTATTTTAGTTGGCGGACAGCCAGAACCGGATCTACGATTTTTGATGATCGGAGATCTAGATTTGATTATTAATCGTCGACGAAAGGTTATATACGCCACCGTGCATGTTAGATGCTTATCCGCGCTTACTATTTTATTCGTCGCAGTCCCGTGATGTGTTTGTACAAGTTAGCAGGCCGATAGCCCCGTCGCAAGCACATTTGAAAGAAAAACCACTAGTACTGTTATATATCTCTATGTTGTGGTTGTAAGCCCCGTGCAGCCTGATTACCCCCAATATGTTGTGGTGTTGTTTCACCAGAACGGGGCTTGCTAGTCTTCTGTATATCGACAGGGCTCTGAAGACCCCCATCTAAAGACTCGTCGTTGTAAGGAACGGGACTACGAACTTTCCGTCGGGTTAAGTGTCGTAGTGCCCGTTTCTTACTTAACTAATTTAAGTGTGGGCTTTTTGTGAGTTGGGTGGTTGCGCATCGAGCGTGCAAGATCGTCGTATACGCCACCGTGCAGTATGGATAACTTCGGTTTCTTTTTAGAACGGTTCTTCATCGTCGCCTTCCATCGCTTCATCTATTTTTTGTTCCCATTCCAACAAGATGCTGAACGCTTCTGATCGTCGCAAAATTGCTTTATCTGTCATAATCGGCCAGTCTTTAATTGGTGTTGCAAAACCCTCAAAGTGTTCTTGCATTCCTTCTTCTGTTCCACAGTCAGAACATATCTCTATTGGTTTGCCGTTTCGTATGCTCCGAGTTAGCCGGGAGATTGCGCCCACATATTGTTTGTGTTTGTCGTTAGAGGGGATCAGCCCTTCACATCTGGGGCAGACTCCCATGTCTATCTGTTTGGTGTGGATTCTGTTAAATGGTTTCATTATGTGGTTTCCTTTATCTATGTTTATAGTTTAGTTCAACGGCGTATACGCCACCGTTCAGTTTGTGGGGTTACTTTTGATCCCGTATATATTTATCCACCGCTTTCAGACCTTTGTTTAAGATCATGGTGATCGGGAGAAACGCTGATGCTTGCGCACCATATGTTTCTCCGTTCTTTTCTATCGACTCTGCAATCAACCGTTCTATGAGGTCGCTGTTGAATGCGACGCACACATCTTTATCGCCGATGCCATACACCAACGGTTCTAGTTCTTCGCGCTGTGTGAACACCTCAGGAGGTGCGGTCAAGAATGTGACCTTAGTTCCGTCTTCGTGCTCCATACGGATCATTACGTCGTCGTTATCTTCTTCTAAAAAGTCTTTGAAGTCCATGTCTACTTCTTTCTGGCGGCATATACGCCACCGTTCAATTTGGATAAAGCCACTTCTGTTTAGAAGTGGTAGTCCACGATCACGATCCACTGTTTATCAGGGTCGGCATTCGAACGCTCATGCACCCATTTAGGATTGGATGTGTATTCGACCGTATCGTAGAACATCATGTCTGAGTTGTATTCTCCGTTTTTGACACGAAACGCCCTCCCAGCCTTAAATACTGCGAGGGAGTTTTTAAGTTTAGTGTCTCGTTCTTCATCTGTAAGTTCTTTTACAGACCCCGAGAAACCACCAAAGTCGTATTCAGGGTTAGTGAGTAAATCCTTCAATGGGATATCTCCATAAAGTTCTATTGCTAGGTTCACGGTTGATTGTGTCCACTCACGCGCCTGCTCAATAAGTTTATTGAAGATTTCCGGATCGTTCTTGAAGTTTGTCGCTATTTTACATTCTTCTTCACTAACACGATCCTCTTCGAGGATGCAGCACCAATCAGACCACTCTTGTTCTTCTGCGAAATGAAGTGCCGTGTATTTTGCTTCTTCCTCGTTGTCTGCTACTACCGCTAGTCGATGATATGTATGCATTATTTTTTCTCCTTTTTCTTTACTTTTGTTTTTGGATTTGGAATATTTTTACCTGCGCCCTTTATGAACGGAGGTCTCGAACTGGTGTAGTTTTTCATTATGATAAAGTTATTTCGTATTGAGTATCTGGATTTGCCGGCTTCTCTGTTATGAAGTATCCAATTCTGTTTACTAAGTGATAGCCCTCACAGACGATTGGTTGATGTTCGCCGTCCATATAAGTCCAGACATTTAGTGGTTTAGTTTTAGCCACAGACAAGACATATTCAAGTTCTGGTCCGTAGGTTTCGAACATAATCCCACCTTGCTCGTCGTCAAACGACGCATTCTTATCGAGATGATTGGTTTGTGGTTTATATTCGTCGCACCATAAGCCAAAGTCCAACACTGGTTGTTTAATCATTGGGTTACCGTTTCTTTTACTTGTCGTTTCAGGTCGTCTATTAAGACCACCATTTGTTTGTGGGATATAACGCTTTCCAGTGCGCCTGCTAGGAACTCTGTGGAGTTGTCACCCCATAGGTATCGTGACAGGTCTACAAGTGTGTTCACTGTGTATTCGAGTTCTGTTTCTTTAATCATTATGCTTTCTCCCTGCTGAAGTAAACTCGGTGTAATGCGTCGTTGATGATTTCGTGACACTGTTCGTAGATGCTGTCCAACTCTCTACCAATCATGTTGATTGCTGATCGCCAATCTTCGTCGGAGATGAGATATGCCTCTTCATCGTTGAACATTGGTTCAGTTATTTCAAAGTCCTCTTTTTTGAAGAAGATTGCTAAAACTTCTTCGTCGGGTAGAACCATTGTTTGGATTTTGCTAACTAGGTCTCTGCCTTGCATTATATTTTTCTCCCCATGATGTCGCTTGCGTAGTTGCGGATGCCCGAAAGTAGTTCTTCCGTGTAAACATTCCACAAGTAATCTGATGACAATATGTATTGCCCCAACTCGTTTAGTTGGTCGTCTGTTAGTTCTTTTGCGAACCTGTATTCTGCGCCTTCGTAACCGCTATCTAAACGATCGGTGATTTCTTCACGCAACGCTTTCACACTGAATGCGATTGAGTTCGCGTAAGTGAGATCGTTGTCGGTGAACCTCTCCAACGCTGTTCCGTATTTCTCGCCAAGTTCGCACGCTGTTCCGTCGTTCCCACCGTCTTGCCATTCTTGAAACAGTGCTTTGCCTGCTTCGTCAAATGTGTCTGTGTCCACTATGACCGTGCCTGTGAACTCACAGACCGTGCCGTCCATAGTGTTGATGATTAACTTGCCCATTTTTAGTAACTCCATTTCTAGTTGATTTATTTATTGTGTATATTTATTATATAGGTTGCAAAAATGTTTTGCAACCCTGAACGGTCGGGTTGTTATACCCGAACCGCCCTACTTCGAATCTCTGCTTCAATCTCTTTTACTGGACGAGGACTCCAATGGCAATCGCGTTCGATTGCTGGAACGCCGCCAAAGACGGTCACTGCTTCTAGTTCGCTGTATGAGAAATATCCATACTCCATTTCAAAGCCGTCTACGAGCCCCCAAAAGAGGTCGTCGCCGTCAAACTCAACCGCATACCAAGTCCATTGGGAATACGGTGAGAAGAACTTGACCATTGCGACCGACTCCTTCTCAGGGTGCTTCTCGCTGTCGTAGAGAGGTGAGAGAGTGTCCCTGATCTCTTGAGTGAGTAGTAAGTGTCTACGTTTCGCTCTTTGGGTTTCCATTACTTTGCTCCTTCGTTTTTTGTTGATTGACGGGCGATTGTGACAATTTCTAAACATTTATTGAATGTTGCTTTTACGAACTCTGCTCCATCAACTGAATAGAACCATTCGTTTTTACCCGGTGTCCGTCTGATTTTTACATTAGTTCCAGTCGTGTCTATAACTTTCATTATTTTGCTCCTTCGTAATCAACAACGATTGTTGTTTCTTTGATGAAGTTATCCCAAGCAGAAGTGAACTCGTCTCCGTGCTTGTCGAACATCACGGTTTCACTAACTTCGTCTTGCTCAACGCAATGAATAAGTTGCGCCATTCGTGCTGTCGCTTGTGAGAGGAACTCGTATTTCTCTTCCCAAACATTTGCAACATAGTCGCCCCAAATGAAAATGAACTCATTGAAGTATTCTGTATCGGGGTCGGTTGAGACCACGAACAACTCTGCTGTTGGTGTGTTTAACTCGAACAGGATAACGCCCTCAGGGTATTTGGTTTGTATTCCGTCTTTAAGTAATGACATTATTTTGCTCCTTCGTTTGGTTGATTTGTTTTCTTGCCGTATTCGGTATTTATCATTCGAGTCGCGAACCGTGCTCTTTTGCTTTCGCCAAGATGATCTGCTGGATCTTCAATTTGAACCTCAGCAGCGAACACTAAATGATCTAGTTCGTCCGATGTCAATTCAATATCTGTTTCGAATGTGATCTTGATTTCATAAATGTTTTTCATTTTTAGTTCCTTATGTCTAGTTGGTTTAGTTATTCGGACTGTTTACCCTTACCCCAAATAATAGGGTAAGGGTGTTGCACAGTTAGTTAAACGCCTACGCCAAACGCTTCTTTGCATTGAACTTCAATCGCTTGGACGACTTGCAAGACTTGTTCGTAGAACTCGTCATACTCTTCATTCTCTGACTGCTCTTCAGTCATTGACGGATATTCGCCTTCAATGTCTGCGAAGAACTCGCCGTTACGAATTGCGTAACCACCACAGAACGCCATACCACCCTCGTCGTATGACAGAACAAAGTCAAGTGTCGGAAACTGCTTGGACACATTACGGATGCCCTCGCCGACTGGAGACCACGCTGACACGAAAGTCATGTTGATTTCGTTATCGGTAATTGCACCGAATCCGCCGTCAAAGTCTGACCACTTAGAACCGTAGTTCTTACAGTTCCATTCATACCAGTCAGGAACGCCGAACTTTTCCAAATTTGCTTTTCGTTTTTCTTCGTTTGCCGCATTTTGTTCGCCGGAAGTCGAATACCCCTTCACCGTGTTACAAAGTTCTTGTGGTGTTGGGAGCAGATTGTCAAGAATACGGAATTGTTCGTGATCTTGAAGTTCGCCTGCTGTGATCGCTTCATGGAAACGCTTAATTTCTTTCGCGTCGCCTGAGACTGTTAGGTAGTTGATACAATGATTTGGCATTTCTATTTCTCCTTGATTTAGTTGGTTTATGTTTCGGGTATTAACCCTCGCCCTATATGGTAGAGCGAGGGTGTGACACGGTTAATTAGTCTTCGTCTTCAATATCCCAAGATTGAGGAACAAGAGTCTTAAAACCCGCATTAGGGTCTTCGAGGTTGGTGCTAACTGCGCTGATGAACTTAAGATCACAAGACATCTCATACCACTCAACGAGTTGTTCATACATCTCCTCAGGTGTCCCTTTGAAGATCTCATAACAACCAAGTTCGTTAATTGAGTCTGCCTCTGCTTTGTCCATTGAGAGATAGATTTTATGACAACCGTCAAACGCAATTTGTAGTGCTGTTTCGGTCGCCAGTTCAACATCCTCGAACATTTCTTCCAGCGTCTTTTTTACTTTTTCCATTTCTATTTGTTTCCTTTCAATGGTGATTTGATTTCTTTTAGTTCGCGTTCCAACTCTGAACCTTCAACATTGTCAATAAGGCTGAATAAATCATTCACCCATAGTGCAACGCTTTGTGGTATCGGTGTCGCCGCAAAGTATGTTTCGTATTGCTTCGCTACTTCGTTTATCTCGCTAACTAATCCTGCGCCCTCGCAATCTCGGGTTATCGCTAGAACTTCGGTGACGAAACTTTTGTAGTCACGTTTTGTTTTAATTGTCATTTGTGTCTTTCTGTAAGTGGCGGCGTTGTTGCCGTCATATTTATAGTAAGTTATGGGTGTTGTAGAGTATCTAGTTTTTTTAATAAAGTATTTTTAATTACATCACCATTATATACATGACCAAAAACAAAAAGCAACCTTTTGTTTCAAGAACCCTTTGATCTAGCCAACCGATCGCGACTCGATCGCTGGAGCCGGGTTTATATACGCCACCGTTCAGGTTAGATACATCCGATCAACTGATGCTAAATAACAATCGTTGCAAATTAGACAGCCCCGTTTGCCCAGAGGTGGGGCGGGAGTCCCGTGCCTATCTTCTGAGCACGGGGCTATTGCACACAAACACCTGTTCGCTTGACTAATATCAAGGCTATGACAATTTCCCGGACAAACAGGTGGCAATACAGGTTCGAGGCATTAAAACAATACGCCGATCGCACGAGAACTTCGCTTGTGCCCGCTACTCAAGTTGAGATTTATCAAGGGAAAAATGTTGCGCTTGGTGCGTGGGTTGCCTACAACCGTCAGCAGTATCGAGCAGGTGAGTTATCCGTAGATCGTCAGCGAGCGTTAGAGAGCCTCGTGGGGTGGCATTGGGCTAAGCAAAAACCTGGCAGACGCTACGATAAGAAACGAGACGCAGAGATCACTCAGCGTTACAAGAGCGGGGAGCGCGTAGGTGTTATCGCAGATAGTTACAATTTGTCGCGCCAACGAGTTCACCAGATCGTGAAGAAAGTTTCAAAACAAAATGTCTAACCAAGAGTTTGGACACGATCACCGTAAGCGTGATGCTTGGAAAAAGATGAGTGAGTGGTCGCATAGTATTTCTGACAACGATCTAAATGAATTGTTTAGAGAAGACGAAGATGATTTCTATGATCAAGAATTGGGACGCAAAACCGTGAGCAGCAAACTAGGCAAGTCGATTGTCGCATTGTTCGGTATGTTGCTCGGTGTCGGCGGTATGTCGTTCGTTGTTTATCGTGTTGCGCTTGCGCTAGGTGTAGACACTTTGTCGTTCACCGAAGCGGTAATCGTGACCGCCGGTGTCGCTTTTATTCGTTACGTTGACGCAGGAGTGATGAAAGAGATCCGATAAACACAGCAGGACGCACCCTTGCGAGTGCGCCCTCTGCGGAGAAGCCGAAAGGTGAAAGGAGAAGCCCTTTCGTTTCCTCTGGCAATCAGAATAACATACAACCAATATGTCATTCTGAATCGATTAGGTTTTACCCTAAACGCTTTCCGTTTAGTTTCTGATATGTTTCCTGCCAACATCTCGGATACCAACGAGTCGGTTTCTTGCCGACTTTTAATTGATTGAGAACTGCAAGACCCTGCTTGACATCGTGCGCCATAAACACTTTATGTTTTAGAACTTCTTTAATACAGTCCATTGCCAAGATGTCGTGGTATCCACCCCATTGACCGCCGTTGCCAAGTCCGTGAACCTTACCGTCAGTAATCCAAACGATAGGGGTCGATGATCGCTTGCGCTGTTTTGTTGCCCAACGGATTGCTTCACCGTCTACGCCGTTGCCGCCGTTTCGTTCAGGAAGTTTGTCAATCATTTTTCCGTTTTGTGCAATGACAAGAAGGTTGGGTTTAACATTTGTTCTATCTGCTGAATAAACAGCAACAGTGCAACCTGGTGACGCTTCGGTGATGTCAAGAATATCTTTATTGTTTAAAGACATTGAACCTGAACCGTCAATCAAAACAATACCGCCGTTACCTTTTTTGTATCGGTCAAACACTCGCTTCTCAGGGTCTGCAAGCGCGTTGCCAATTCTGCGAGGGTTGCGCCCCATGTTGCTTGCGACACGCTTGCGACCAAGACCGCCGTGCGCTTTGCGAGTGAGTGGAAGGTTGCCGACAATAAGTTTGCCCCAACTAGGGATAACTCCCTCACCTCTGCTTACTTCCGCAGGACGAACTTTTTTTGGATCTGCTTTCGGTTGAGGCTTATCGGTTGCGCCGACACCTTTGTCGCCGTCTTTCTTTTCTTTGTCCTCAGGCTTTGGCTCGCCTTGCTTGTTCTGTTCATCTTGCTTGTTCTGTTCATCTTGCTTGTCCTCATCGACTGGTGGATTTGCGAGACGATCTACCCATTCTGCAATGCGCTCAGTATGCGAGAAACCAAAAGGTGCAAGACCGTGTCTAGGGTCTACTTCGGTTGAACCAAGAGTGCCAGTTTTGAATGCTTTGACAAACTCCTTCTCAACTGCTTTAATAATTTCGCGCAATGTTTTTGCCCACGCTGGGTTCACACGCCTTACGCCAGTGATGAAATCTTTGCCGCCGCCACAAATTGAATAACCAACTGCAATATAAACAGCCTGAGTCCAATCTGCCTGCTCCGCAATGCGAACGCCTGACGCTTTCTCGCTTCCGTCTGCAAGTAGATCTACATCGAATCCTGCTTTCTTAATGAGAAAGTTCACACGAACTTCCTCAACGACCGTGAGACCGGTTTCTGTTGCGATACCTCGTGCTACCCACTTTGGAAAATCATCTGCTGGCGAGAACCTTGCGTGAGCCATTTCGTGTGCACGAATAACACGATCAACTTGCTCGTCACCAATAGGAACAACCATATGCTTGCTCACAACATTGGTAAATGGTTTGCCTCGAACAGGGGCACAAGTATCTACTCGCCATGCGCCTGCGTCTTTGTCTTTACGCCCCAACATTTCGGGGAGTGGTCTAATTTCTGTTTTCATATTTTCTCTTTCTATGTTTAGTTGGTTTATGCCGCTTGCTTATGGCGACTTGATTACACCCCCCACTTTAGATGAGGGGTGTAACGGGGTTATTTAAACTGCTACCTTATTGATTGCGATTGCGTCTAGGACGCTTTCTGCTTGCTTACCGAATACCAGTCGCGCACTTTCTTTGTCGCCCAACGACTTTCGGAGTTGGTCAAATGCGTAGAAAGTTCGCAATGAAATCCTGCGCTCGCCTGCGTCTGCCATACGAACTGCATACTCACGCAAATCTGCCGACAACTTTTTGAGTGCGTCAGGGTGAGGTTGGTCAATACGGATTGCTACAGGGAAACGATCTTTCAACGCTTCAGGCAACTCTTCCATAGTCTCAATGTTCGTGGTCATCACGACACTGAAACCGTCTTTCGGAGTGATTACCCGTTGGTTGTCAGGGCTTTCCCATTTTGCCGACTCTGGTGAGTCAGTGAATGCGAGAAGTGTTGCGAAAACATCTGCGCCTGCTTTGTCAATCTCGTCGATAACGAGACGACCGCCACGCAAACCGTCACCCTTCCATGCTGATACTGCTTTACCGTCTGTCCAAGACCAGCCGCCTTCGCCGTTCATCTTGTAGTGTCCTTCAACTTGCGCGTTGGACATATCCTCTGTGCAGATAAGTCGGAATGCGCCTGCTGTTGTATCACCGTAGTTGAGACCTGCAAAAGTTTTGCCGGTGCCTGGAGGTCCGAATAAGATCAATCGGTCTACGCCAGCGTTGAGAGCATTCTCAACATCTTTCCAACATTGTGGTAAGTCTTGTCGGACTTCTTGTTTTTGTTCTGTCATTTTATTGCCCTTCGTTTGGTTGATTTGTGATTTGGTTGTTTTGTTACTTACACCCCCCACTTTAGGTAGGGGGTGTTGTAGGGTTACTTACGCAACTTGCGCTTCAACGTTTGCCTTGCTCTCAGACTTTGCGCCCTTGAGTTCGGTAACACGGATTTGCTCGTATGCAGTGATCGTGGTTACTGCGTCTGCGACATCTGCTTTGATGACACCAACTTCAACCGCCGACTTGAACTTCTTTCCGTCAATGGTTGCTTTTGTAACCGTCTTGAAAACTTTGTCAGACACGAGATCCTTCAACGCTTCCACGCTGTAGTTCGGACGCTCGCCCTTGACGACTGCGATTTTCACGCCATCGACGACTGCGAAATCCACGCCCTGCTTTGCGAGTTCCAGTTTGAAACTTGCTTCTGCTTGCGCGAGATTTTGTTCTGCTGCTGCCAATGCTTCTCGCATTTCCAACACTTGCTTTGCTGTATTTGTAATCATTTTTATTACCTATCTTTCTATGTTTATGTCTATGGGATATTTCTAACTTCTTAACCACCACTCTATATGAGGGGTGTAACACGGTTACTTTCTTTATATCAGACTAACTATCTATGATAGGTAGTCTAATACCACTTGTGGGGGGAAAACAACCTCTACTTCAAGATTTCTGAAATTGTTTGATCTAGGTTGGTTGCGAACTCCGTAACGGTTTCGTCCTCAATAACTCCACCGAGACGGTCTGCCTCTGCTTCTAAGAGGCTGTGTGCGCTCATCATTTCCTCTAAGAGGTATTGGAAGTAGTCGTCCTGTTCCTCGAATGGGGTGGTCGTCACTGCTTTCGCAATGCGATTTGATAACGCGTATCCCAGTTGCATTAGTTGGGTGTATGTCAATGTGACGGTTGCTTCGTGCTGCTTTTTCATAATTACTCCTATTGTTCGGGTTGTTGTTACATATCTATTACGCTCTGAAGGGTCAAAAGTGTGCAGTCTTTTTAGAAAATCTTTTCCACAGGTTTATCCACAGGCTTGTGGGTAACTCGTTTAGATTTATATGCGCCACCGTTCAGTTTGGGGAGTCGATCAGCCCTGGCGCTGGGAGTCGATTGGATCTGGATCTGAGCCGGCTTTGTCAAAAGCCCCGTGGATTGAGGATCTTCGGAGAGCCCCGTTTCGTTGTTTCCACAACGGGGCTAGATACAAAAAATCCCCAACCCGGTTTTCGAGTTGGGGATTTCTTTGTTTTTCAGTCTGGCGCGTTTAGTAAAACTTTCCACCGCATTTGCATTTTTTCTTTGCCTCTCGAATTAAGGTGAGTTCTTCACACTTTTCGCATCGGCGGCACTCGCAGTAATCCACGAGTTCAGCACACTCTTCACACTTTTCTCGTAGGTCGAGGGTCGTCATTTAGTTCCCCTAACAAGTTGAAAACGGTCGCCTTCCTCTGTAATCATGCCCAGAGTGCTGCCGTTGTCCCATGCGACGTGAACCGTGCCTAAGTCATCAACACTCATTACAACGCCCTCATCACCATACACCAACTTGGTGTATGGATCTGATGAACGCAAGAACCTAACGCGCTTGCCTATATATTCAGTTTTGTCTGTCATTTAGTAGAGACCAAACGCCGTGCTGTCTGCGAGAACGCCGAACAATGCTCCTGCATCGTTGCCTTCTGTGTCTTGCGATGGATAAAGAATTGTGCCACTTGAGAGAACGAGAACCATAGGGATTTCGTTTTTGCTCCAGCCCTCTTTGTCCATTTCTTCTTTACTCATTGGTCGGATATCAACGATTGTTGCTCCAATGATTGAGTCATCTACTGTTGTTGCTGTTTGTGTTTCCATTACTTAATCTCCTTCTGTTGGGTGAACCTATTAAAAATTGCTTTCTTGTTGCATTTCGCGCACTTGAATTGTCCTGCAACTTGAGTGCATTTCCATTCGTGTTGTGTAACTGTTTGACAAACCGTTTTCATTACTTCTCCTTGTTGTGTTTGTTTTATTAGATTAGAGTTAAATCTTCAAGTTGAACAAGATACATTCCATCATTACCTTTTTTATTTAGGTCATCATTGAAATAACAATATGGATATATCGCGAGTGCTACCACCGTGCCATTTCGGTCTTGATATTTGACCCTTGAACCTTCTTTAATTTCGCTCATAATTATTTTTCCTTTGTTGTCTGTTGTCGCCGAACGGTTGTTCGGTTAGTCCCCTATGCTCATTGAAGAGCCACGCCCGAGGTGTAAGGGGGGTTGCTTACGCGAGGTGATTAACCCTCGCACTCGCAATCTTCGTGAAGTTCTTCGCAGTAATTGCAATTCGTCGCTGTGTTTATTTCCTCTACATTTATTTCAACCGAGAACCACGCCAAAACTGTTCTAAGAACTTTGTCGTAGTCGCCAGATGTCGCTTCTGCGATAAAAGGTTTCACTTGGTCGCGCAGCCCGTTTCGCTTTAACGCAAGAGTGCAAGTGCCAATTATTGCGAACGCATTACCGTCTTGGTCTGATAAGTCAATGCTTATGTTTGGATATTTTGGTTTTATATTTACTAGCATTTTTACCTCTCTATTTTTAGTGTGTATATTTATATTTGTTATTACTATATATATTACGGCACGGGTGTTGTAAAGTGTGTCCTCTTTTCTAAACTTTTTTTCATTGTGTTGTGGTCGTCAAACCTACCCCCAACCTGTGGATAACTTGCCTATGCCTGTGGATAACTGTCGTGAGACAGATTGGCACTTTTGTCTCAGGCTCGTTGTAGTTTATATAAGCCACCGTTCAGGTTGGGGGAACTTGGTCGCGCCTGGCTGCGTCGAGAGCCGGTCGAGAGCCGGTCAAAATGTCGAGCCAGTTGAGAGCCCCGTGAATGTAAAACATCTTACGGGACTCATGTCTTCACAAATTCTTTACGGGGCTGTTGGCAGGTTTGCGTCGATTGGCGATACCCTTCAAATATGTCTTCACCACTCAGACCCCGCCGTCGATCTCATAATTTGCAGATCGCTGAAGTTGTTAATACATTGGCAGACTCCGACCCCGATCTATTTGACAATGAGAGTGCAGCACTTATGCCCGTTAAGGTATCGGCACGGCTAGATCGGATAGATACCGATAATCCAGCCTATGCACTATTGCGAGACGCTATTGCGCCCGTAATATGCGATAAGCACCTAGATAAGACTCTCGAGACGCATGAACTAACGACACTCAGACGCACGCTTATGTCGTGGGCACGCTTGCACGCTGACGACCAAGCACGCTACTGGCGTGAACTATTGACGGTATAAACATAAATAGCCCGCCTGCCGGAACGGCAGACGGGCTACTGAACGCCTAAGAGTTTGGATTACTCGTCGTGATCTGCGAGTTTAATCCGATGCAACTCCACCCAACCATCGGGGGTTCGCATTGAATTCAAATATCCGCCTTCAATAATCCCACGCACAAGACTGAATAACTCACGCGATAAGTCATCTCTAGTGATCTCCATCGCTTCGATCCAATCGTCTTCATAACGGTTGTGAGTCAGATCGTCAATCACCGATTCTACGATCTCCATACCGATCGCACCGACGCCATGATAATTCTCTGCCAATACTTCGCTTAATGAATCTTCTAATAGCATTTTTTACCTTTCGTTGTTGTTATCACGCCACGATTGTGGCGCTAGTGCCTAGTTGCCCTATGACGGGCTACCCCTAACGGGCTAGGCGACTCACCTAAGTGAGTGTCTTACATTGACATCGCTTCGCTATAACGAAGTGTGCCATCGCCACCCATTGCGATCTCGGTTGCCCGTGCCCACGCCTGATGAACTGACTCACTGCCGCCGTGAACTCCATGCGTCAGGTAGTTAATGACTCGAGTCTCAAACTCGCCTAACGCCTTAGCGCTATAGCGTGCGATCGGTTGCGTTGCGACCGTGCCGTGTGGGTAGTTCACCGTGTCAAATATCGTGAACTTTACACACATATAGCCGCCGGAATTGTCGTAGTGTGCGAACTGGATGAACGACCTGAACTCTTTGCGACCTGAGTCGTGCGAGATAGTCAAACTGACTTGCCCACCGACTAACTCGCCTTCGAATTCAATATTTTGAGACGGGCTGCGCCAAGTGTAAGTGATCTCACGATCGCCCACCTTGCGAGTTGCCTGCGCAAAATTTGCGTCTAGTGTGATTGTTGGTTGTGTCATTTATTTATCTCCCATGTCTAGTTGGTTTATATTGATTAACTTATTACTAACTATATTACGGTATGGGTGTATCAGAGTGTGCGCTACGACTATCGGGGGCATTAAAGATATATCGCATATCCGATATATCTGAGATCCATATATACGATCCGATATACGGTTTATATACGCCGCCGTTCAGATTGGCGCGACCGGTTGCCCAGGTTCGAGATCCGGTCGATTGCGCGCCAGAACTTGAAAGCCCCGTGAAAATTTGATTCTTTGTGACAGCCCCGTTGACACTTTACAAAACTGGACTGTTGATTTGCCGGGAAGACTCGACTTTTTGCCGGGAACGTTCGACTTTTTGCCGGGAACGTTCGACTTTTGTTTGGTGGCGGCGCATAAGCCCCGTGTCTTATCGTAAAGGCACGGGACTCCCAATAGCAGATAAGATCCGGTTGTGAAAGTTTCCTGCTCTATTTGTAATGTCGAGTTCGACACGGTAAACACTTCTTATTCCGTCAAAATAGTAAGTTGGGTGGAACACAAGGACGGGAAATATATTGGCTCACCCCGAAGCCCTTCAATGCCGCTTGGGTATGCCCACAGAATATGCACAGAATCGCGTAACGCCTTTGACGACGCACCAACATTGTTCTAGATAATTGTTAAGTTCTGGGTTCTTCCCCAGAATTAGATTTCTGCGCCGACGATCGCAAGTTCTGCTGTTGGGGTTTGCAGTTCGCACAACATACGGAGATCTAAAAGTAGATCAACCATCTCCGAGGACGCAACAAGTTCACGGCTCGAGATGGTTTTGATTGATTTGTCGATGAGTTCAATAACAGGGTTCATTAAGTTCCTCGTCTAGGTTAATAGTTTATCTTATTTTATTCGTAAAAAGGTTTTGCCGGCTTCTCTTTGGGGTTGTTGCGTGCCAACTTGCGTATTTGATACAACGCAAAAAGAATTGGGACACCAAAGAATGCCATCAAGAACACCTTGATAGTTAAAAAGATACCGACCGTGCGTTTATTCATGCTCACCAACGAGGTTTAACGCTTCGTCTATTTGCATGGATGTCTTGATGGAATGGTCGCCGTCATACATAACAGTCACATAGTTTGCACCTTGTGAAGGGTCTTTCGCTAGGTCGCAAATCTCTGCGTATGCCTGTGTGATTGCGTCTATGTGGTTGTCTGCTTCGTAGATCATTTCCCAACGGACTAGGTAAGGCTTGGTCATACGAATGCGTCTACTTGCCATGTGAACATTGGTTTGACACCGAGTTCGTCGTTGATGCAACGGGAAGTTACCTCAACATCGACCTTGTATTGCTCCAAGTATGCGAGTTCCTCTGCAAGTTCTGTTTTCGCAGCCTCTATCTGTGAACGGAGTTCATGGATTCGGGTTGAGGTTGTCTCGAATGTGCGCTTTTGTTTTCTTAGTTTCATTGTTTATTGTCTGCCTTTCTATTTAGTTGTTTATGTTTAATTACTTCTGTGCTTCTCTGTCTGCTTTTGCGTCACGGATTTCCCACAAACCCTTTTTGAGTTTACGGAAAGTTGGGGTCTCCTGTAAATACTTCAAGGTGGTTTGGTAGGAGAAGCCGCTTTGCTCGGTCAATTGCTCAGTTGTGTATTGCTCAAAATGGTGCTCATTCGCCCATTTCAAGAACCTGTTGAATTTTTGTTCTCGTGTCTCCACCCGGAGTTCTTCAGGTTTCGCACAAACTTCTTTACCGAGGTATTCGGTGACGAGGACAGGGATCACTTGTTCGTGGACACTGTAACCGTTTAAGAAAACTTCGGGTGCGCCTTTTGCGCCTTCACTCTGCCACTTCGACAGGACGCTCAGACCTCTATAGATTTCGCCGAGAAATGTGCTTTCTTCTTGGTGCTCTTTTCGCCACGACCAACCTTCACCATATTTCGCGTTTCGTTCCGCAAACAATGACTTGAATGTTTGGTCTATAAAACTCTCTGTTAGTTGTTTCATGTCTATCTCCCTGTTTAGTATATTTATGTTTTCTTCTTACCTATGTTACGAACTGGGTGTAACAAGGTGTGCTTTATTAAAATATCTCGCTTTCCTTACGGAGAGACTCTGGGACTTGCAGAACGCTTTGAACTTTTACCACCAGACTTTCCAGATCATAAAGTTTTTGGTGAAGTTCCAGTAATGTGCTTTTAAAAACAGCCGACTGGTTAATTTGTTCAGTTCGATGTAGTTCCGACAGAATTACATCATCGGTTCGCTGCACCGCCTTCAACACTCGAGCAAGGCTCAATACGTCCTGCTCAAAGATTTCTTCTAATGACTTTCTTTCTATTTTCACTATTTTTATTACTCCTTAAAGAGTTCTAGGTTTATCTAACATATCCATTATATATGCCTATGAGTATAAAAGCAACCACCGGGCAAACAAATGTTCGCCTCTCCTTGTTTAAGTTTATATACGCTGCCGTTCAGGTTGCTGAAGATCTTGGGTGGGCGGGCGCAAGGGATTGTTCTAATCCGCTTGACCGGGAATTCTGGTTTTTGTAACACCTCGGGACTACACATTTAAAAGACTTGCTATTTATTGAGATCCCAGTTATACTTAAAAGATACTAGACCGGAGTTTTATGATTCCAACTGAAATAGAAATATTAAATGAAGTAAGTAAACAATGGGTTTCTTGGCGCACCAAAAACGACGTTCGAAAAGATTCATGTATCCTGGGCTGTAACTTCGCGCATCAGATATTGGTCAAGATGGGGGTGGAGCACAAGGTGATTCCCATCGGGACTACCGTATTCAATCGAAGAGGTTGGGAACTTTTTGGAGTTCCGGTGAATCGGCTGCCCGCCGATGCATGGCAGGTTCATTGTTCAAGCGCATCACCCGGTAAAGGGTTTGGCGGACACATCGTAATCCAGACGAAGAACTATTTTTTTGATCCAACCGCGATCCAGTTTTCTAGACCCGAACGCAATATGTTCGTTGATGAAACCCTGATAGTCCCGTTTTCGGATATGGAAGTTCACAACCGGGACCCGAAGCCGCACCCAATTCATTTGATGTATCGAACGGAGAAGTTTTGGACTTTCCCAGTTGGTTCGGTTTTGTATTCGTATTACCTAGAGAAGTGGAACACAATTTACCGTAAAGCCCCCGACTGGCAAGTATCACCAAAAGAGTTAGGGATACCCGACATAGTCGCAGAGATGCGTAGGGGTATTTGACTTTGTAACACCCAGCCCATATACTTATATTGTTATATAAACCTAGACAACAAGGAGAAATTAGATGAGCGAATATACAAAATATATAGTCTTGGCAACTGACCCAAAAGATGTCAATGACATAGCGTTCAAAGACGGTTACTACCAACAGTGCGAGTGGTCAATCTTTGACGGAGTAAACGCGTTACAGTCAGCAGATTTTTTTGCAAAAAGATTGCGTGAGTATTTTAAAGAAGTTCAAGTTCGCAGCGTAGGCGAATTAAAAGACACATACAAGGTAGGTGCGTAATGGGATACACACACTACGCCTGTCGACCAGTTAAGAACGCAGGCTCTGCCTATTTCTATGGCAAGTTAGCATTAGACGCTAAGAAACTATGCGACTACGCAAACGCCAACGGTATTCGTATTCGTAATGGCGAGGGCTTAGGCGAACCTGAGTTCACGGAGTTCAGTTTTTCCATAAACGGCGACGCTGAGGGCTTTAGTGAAGACGGGCGAGACTTAGCGCACGAGACTTTTTACTGGGCAGGCATTCCAACTCACCCTAAGCATCGTGAAGGTGAACCCGAGTTCTTTAGTTTCTGTAAGACTGCCTACAAACCTTATGATGCCGTAGTTACGGCGATACTCATACGAGCCAAGCATATCTACGGCTCTTGTGTCTCTATCTCATCTGACGGCAACTGGCAAGACTGGCAGGCAGGGCGTGAACTCTATGAGCGAGTATTCAGCGAGGTTGCCGAGTGTCCATTCGAAAAGGTGGGTGCGTAATGAACCGGAATTTTAAAAGCACCTTATTGTTAGCAACGGCAATTATTGGGGTAACGGCGGCGTTCGTTATCGGCGAGAAAACTAGCAACAACTTTAATTGCGAACTAGCACCTCACACTGTTCAGCAAGGCGACACCCTATGGGGAATAGCAGAGAGCAAGTGCGAAGGCGACATTCAACGAGTAACCGACAACCTCGTAGACACCTATGGAACAAATATCCAAATAGGGCAGAACATTTACCTACCCGAGCACGAGAATTGTGAGTTACGACTTACCGACGGTGGGCAAGTAATCGAGGAGTGCGACTAAACTGGGTGAGTGTCAGATAAACATTTATACCTAGCCGATGACGACTTAATTTCTACCTCGCCCTATGACCGAGACGAAGTAGAACAAATAAAAGCGATACACGGTGCTAAATGGGATAAGGTAGCCAAGGTTTGGCGTATCCCGATGAGTTCAATCGTGGAAGCCCGAGAGTTCGCTATGCATAACGGGTTCACCATAGACCCACAAGTCTTAACATTCGACCTACCCGAGAAACTTAATCCAACTTTCGGCGTAACTCTTGAAGCCGACTTTATTTATATGTCATTCGCCTATGACCCTGTAAAAGTAAAAGCCGTCAAACAGATACCGAGCGTAACTTGGCACGCAAAAACTATGGCGTGGAGAGCACCCGTCGCAAGTATCGCCGAGTGCATTGAGTGGGCAGATAAGTTTAACCAAGGAGTTCCCAGCAACTTAAGCCAACTCGCAGCCCAACTAAAAGAAACACATGACGCGTCGGTCCGGCAATCACGATCGACCGAAGCCGATTTGGAAGTATCGGGACTACCACTTCTTCCATACCAGAAAGCCGGCGTTGTTTATGCCAGCCGGGCCAAACGCTGCTTCATTGCCGACGACATGGGATTGGGTAAAACTTTGCAAGCGATTGCGACTTTAGAAAACACACCGAACTCGTATCCTGCGTTGGTTGTTTGCCCACCGAATCTGGTTTTAAACTGGCAAAAAGAATACGGAAAGTGGTTGCCTGAAAGGCAAATCGTAACGGTTACAGACCGAAAGACTTTCCCTGAACATAGAGACTTTGATGTCCTTGTTATTGGATATTCCAACATTTCTCATTGGAGAAAACAGTTGGAGGGGTTCCGGAGTTACATTTTCGACGAATCGCATTACGTTAAAACACCAACGTCACAGCGCACCAAAACGGCCGTAAAAATTGCCAGAACAGCCCCGTTAGATGGCATCATTTTGTGTCTAACCGGCACACCGGTAACCAATCGCCCGGCTGAATACGCGAGCCAACTCGACGTTCTGGGAAAACTCAACACATTCGGTGGACTTTGGGGTTTTTACCGACGGTATTGCGGTGCTTTTAGGGACAGATTTGGTCAATGGAACATAAGCGGCAATTCCAACCTTGATGAACTTAATGAAAGGTTGCGTGGGAACTGTTATATACGAAGAACCAAAGACCAGGTTTTAAAAGATTTACCACCTGTTCGACACGCGAACATTGTTGTTTCCGGCAGCCCAACACAGATGGTCGAGTATCAAAAAGCGGAACGGGACATCGTAGAGTATTTAGTCGAACGAGCCAAACAAATTGCCGTCGAGATTGGTAAATCACCTGGGTCAGCAGCCGTTGTTGCGCGCATCAAAGCCGAATCGAACGAACACTTAGTTCGTATTTCTGTGTTGCGCCGTCTGGCTGCGAAGGCAAAAATGGACTCAGTTGTGGAGTTTATTGAATCTCACCGAGACGCAGGCTTGAAAGTCGTGGTTGCAGCACACCACCGGGAAATCGTCGACGAACTCGCCAACAAATTTGGGGGGCTTAAAATCCAGGGAGGAATGCTGGTTTCGGAGGTCGAAGATGCAAAGTCCCGTTTCCAAGATATGTCGATCGAAGATGCGCCGGTAATCGTTCTGTCGATCCAAGCCGCTAAAACCGGGCATACTTTGACCGCATCCCAGGACGTGTTGTTTGTTGAACTTCCATGGACACCAGCAGACGTAGACCAGACGTATAGCCGCTGCCATCGGTTGGGTCAACGGGGCTCCGTAACTGCAACTTATTTATTATGCGAAGGAACCGTCGATGAGGAGATTTATAACTTGATAAGCCGGAAACGCGGAGTGGTCAATGCAGCAACAGAGGGTGGAATGGTTGATCCAAGGGAGGAATCAGTCGGGCAAATGATTGTCGGCTTGTTTGCACAGCGAGGATTAAAAAGCACACAAAACCCTTAACCAGCAAGGAGTTCACCTAATGTTTGCTTGTTGGGACACCCATTTGCTATAATAGAGATATAAGAATACTTGACATAGACGGGCACAAGAGACCCGAGACCTATCCCATAACTGAAGGACAATCTTTTGATACGCAAAGCAACATTTCTGATACTTACTATTTATACCCTGACTTTTCTGGCTCCTGTCGCCAGAGCATCAGCACCCGATGACTCTTCCAAGAAGCAATTTGTTGCCCTAGCCCCCCTGAGTATCCTTCGGGTAGACCGTGTAGAAAACCCTGTAAAACCAGTCGTTTTCACGCACGGAGACATCAGTTGGTTGCCCGAACTGGCTACGAAAGCCGGATGGCAACCTGAACATTTCAAAAAGTTAGGCGAAATCATTCTTCGCGAATCGGGCGGATGCCCGAACCGTAAAGGCGGAGACATGGTTGATAAGAACTGCAACATCACAGGCGTCTCCGAACGGAATCACCGATCTGACACGGGACTACTGCAAATCAATGGCGTGAATTACGATATGAGCAGGAACAAATGGGCGGCTGTTTGCCGGGATCTAAAAATCTGCACCCAGGAACCATTGCTTGATGCGGTCACCAATCTCAGGGCAGGGAAACTCCTTTACGACTATTCGGGCTGGAGCCCGTGGGATGTATGCTCTTGGAACCCGACGGCAAAAGGCTGTAAATAAGCCAAATTCCTTTGTTTTGGTAGTTGCATAATCAATCCTCCTCATATAAACTATTGTGTATAAACTAAACAGACACCCAGGAGGTATCTGATGGCAGCGAATATTGAGATAAACAGAGATGGAACAGCACGGTTTGCGTATGCAGGCAACCAAACGCCGTGGCACAAACTCGGTAAGTCAATGAACGGGCTTCAAACCATTGACGCAATGTTGGAAGCGGCACAAGCGGACTACCAAGTGTTACTCACCAAGATCGCAGTAGTGGACGACGAAGGAAACATCATCAGGAACCCTGACGGCACACCCGTAGTCCTACAGGACGACAGGGCAACTGTAAGAATGAACGAAGATGGTTCGTTCTCTCCGTTCGCAACCGTAGGCACCCGTTACGAAGTTCGCCAGAACCGAGAAGTTCTTGAACGAGCAATGGCAGTTGTGGGTGCGTCAAAGGGCGATGCGGTTATTGACACTTGTGGTGTCCTCAAGGGTGGAGCACGATTCTTCGCAGGCATTGACTTGGGGACTCTAGTAATTGACCCAACGGGCGTGAACGACAAGATTGCGCGTTACTTGGTTGTGTCTCACGGACACGATGGTTTTTGGCCGATTCGATATGCAAACACCGATGTTCGGGCAGTATGTCAAAATACTGTAGTTATGGGTATCAAGGATGCAGAGCGTCTATTCACCGCACGACACACCCGTAATGCAGATGAATACCTCAACACAGCACAAGAGGCGTTACAAATCTCTACCGAGTGGGCAAAATCGTTCAAGATTATGGCAGAACAAATGTTGGCGATTCCTGTCCCTCAGGTATCACAGCGGATAGATAAGGTTCTTAACACAGTATTCCCAGTCAAAAAATCTGAAACCGATCCTCAGCGACGCAACCGTGAGGAAATCACGGGGACTATCCGAGCGTTGTATGGTTCCCAAAAGAATGCCGGTGGTTATGGTTTCAACGGATGGAGTATCTATAACTCAGTCGTTGAATATCTTGATCATCACCGTAAAGGCGATGCAAATGACCGAGCATTGGCAACCATTGAAGAAAATTCGTGGGTAAACAAAGCAAAGATCACCGCACAGCAAGCAGTGTTGCAACTCGCATAAATCTCACATCCCCTCGATGAGACTTGAATACCACCCCGACGCTGGGGTGGTATTCTTGTTTTATGGGCGACAGTTTATGGGACGATTTCATAGGTAAAAAGATAGAGTTACCCCTCACAAACATCCCGAAAGATTTATTGAGAGAGTTATCTGAGTTTGTTCAGAATGCTTTAGAGAAAGAAGACAAATTAATGAGTTTTACCACCGAGGTGTTAGATGAGTTATACCGAGAGATAGCCGATGATGATGTCGCCGCATCACATATCGTTTCCTACCTCCAACGCCGACACCATTGGGATGTGGAGTTGCTTGCCGAACGCCGAGATATAGACGAAATGCTGATGGCAAAACACAATATTTTTGACGAACACATGTGGGACAAAGTGATGAACACCACCGCAATATCCGATCTTCACCATGAAACCTTTAAACTCTCCCAGAAATACATTGCTCGCGCAATTGCGGAAGTATTGGCCAAAGACGGGACTGTCGAACAGCCGGCGTTTTAGATCAGATCTGCTGCCTCCAGCGGATCCCCCTCGATGATTTCGATTGCTGCTGTAAATCTGGTTCCTTCTTCGTTGTCCACAGATGTAACCTTAAACCCAAGCGAATCAAGCACTAAATTAGCCACACCTGCCATATCTTCTTCAAAAGCAGTGATTTCTTCGTCGGTCGTTTCGTCGTCGACCGCCAGGGAAACAAGAATATCGACCAGCAAATCATGGACTTTAAGCCGGGCTTCATCCGGAGTTGTCGCGCTCATGTGTTGTATCTTAGTCCCGTCTTGACTATAATTCAAGCAACTACCCAACCATAAGGGTTGGGATTTACATTAGGAGGATACGAAGTGAGTGCATCACCAGTAACACTGATTGGTAATTTAACCGCAGACCCGGAACTGAAGTTTCTACCAACAGGAGTTGGTAAGTTGGCTTTCAGCATCGCAGTAAACCATTATTGGACTGACACAGATGGTGAAAAACAGGAGAAGGTTTCCTTCTTCAACATTGTTGCGTGGCGCAATTTGGCCGATGATGCTGCGAACGTCCTGACCAAAGGTGTCCGCGTTGTAGTAACGGGACGGTTGGAACAACGCTCGTGGGACGACAAGGAAACCGGCGCGAAACGATCGACAGTCGAAGTTCTGGCCGACAATATTGGATTGGCCGTTGGCAACATTGAATCATTTGTTAGAAAGCAGAAACCAGAAGGACAAACTGGGAATTATGCACCGAAAGCAAAAGCGGCTTCTGGGTCGGTTCGGAACACACCGAAACCAATGGCTCAAGTTCAACTTGAAGAAGAAGAGGCTTGGTAAAAATCTAGTTCTCAAACTCTCCCAATAAATATCACCCGTGAGTGATGCTTGGGATGTTTGTTAGTTCCGTTCTTCTATATCTCTTTTATTGTGTGATCGTATTCTTTTTCTAGATTTTCGTGACGCATTGGGTTATAGAAATCGTTGTATGTTCGTTTGATATTCGGATTGCGTAATGGGACGAATCTGATACGCACCGTAGTCCACGGTTGCTTGACATACCACTCGTATGCTTCCTGACCGTTTGCGAACGCACCATACTGCTTTTCGCTTTCAGACGCAGTTCCGCTGACGGTCGCAATCAGGGGTGTTGTCGGGAACAATGTTGTGAGACGATACCAAACTTTTGCTAGTTGTCGTGTTTCGTTTTGTTTTGTTAGTTCTTCGTAGTTGTCTAGTTCTGTTGCTTGCTTGCTCATCGTATTGCCCACGCCCAATCTTCTTCCGTTGCTTGTTGCGGTTGTGGGTTCGCTACCACGACGGTTTCGGTTTTTAAGTTGTGTGCTACCACTCTGTCGTGTTGCACAAGAACTGTGATATCACCTGAGAATTCATAAAAATAGTCGCCGAGGTCTACTGCGCCGCATTTTGTATCTGCTACATATTGCGCGTATGCGAGTAGACGATCGGCTTCTGTTTCGTAATCGTCTTTCGGACGATCGGGGGGCATTTGCTCTTTTGGTTTACGCATTACTTGTAACTTTCTAGTAGTTGGTTGAATTCAACGCCGAGTTGATAGTTGTATGCGTGTGTATTCGCTGAGATTAGTTCGTCGTCCTGTTGCGACAAGTCCAATATCAACACACTGTCCGCACCCATGCCGTCTCGTCCAAGAACATTGACTTCAGTTTCGCCGTCCAACCAAGTTTCACGAACATGGTGGTGTCCGCAAACATGGAATTGTGGTGTTACTTTGTCAAGGATTTCTTTTACAAGATGTCGTTGTGCGATGGATATTTGTATGTCATCTTTGTATGTGATTTTCTCGCCGTTGTTATACGGTGCGTCGTGGGTCATCAAGATGTCTACAGGTTGAGGTGAGAGTAGGTCTACATCAAACGGGTTGATGAGTTCACCACGCCACCAAGATTCGCCTTCTACACGGTCTAACCAATCGACAGAATACGCACCTCCGTAACCCATCAAGGTGTTGCCTGCGATGGTGAAGCGACACCCACGAGGGATGTATTGACACCACTCGTTAGGGGTGTTGATAGGTGCGTGCTTACCGAATTTGTCGGTGAGGTCACGAAGTATGTCATGGTTTTCGTGGTTGCCGTCAATCCACAAGAACTTGATTTGTGCTTGTTCTGCGAGTTGCGCTACGCGATTTACGAACTTTTGTCCACGAGGTAGGTGAACCCAGTATCCGAAGTCGCCTACGGAGATGATGTGTGTGCAATCTTGTTCGCTCGCATATTTGATTACCCACTCTGCGTGTTTCGTGTCGCCGTGGATATCGCCGGCAAATAGAACTCTTTGGTTTAGTTGTCTAGTGTTGTCTAATTGTTTCATACTTCCATTATATAGCGTTACAGTCATATTGTCAAGCCCATAAACGCCCTATTTTAAAGGCTTTCTGTGATATATCGTGAAATAAGGTAGTGTATTTGCATGACCACAACAGAACTAATCGCCCGTATGCCCGAAGACTTCGTAGAACTGGTGGGTCGTTTTATCGCCGACCCCGATATCAACACCGAACATCTCGACGTTCAGGAACTAATGCCGTCGCAGCCGTGTGTGGCCCTCATCGCCAACCATCTGGGGCTCGACAAAGATCCGATCGGGACTGATGAGTTGGATCAGGCAAAAGCATGGCTCGATGAACAATCTTCTTGGCAAGACCGGTCGTATGCGGTTCAAAGAAAACTCGCTGAGAAATACCCGTTTGCTGAGGAGCAGGCACTAAAAGGTGAAATCCCAATGTGGATGAACGCAAAATGGGCACCAAAGTTATTATTTGCGTGGTCGGACGGTTTGCGTGATGCAGTCTTAGAAGCAGAAGAATATGTGGAGGAAGTCCAATGAACGAGGAAATTATGCCACCAGAAGACAATCTTGAAATCGCAATCGATGAGGCAGCGAAGGATTTGACCCCAACTCGATCCAGGCTCGTCGGTAAGAAAAAGAAGGACAAAGACGGGACTGAACTTTCCTCGCCGGCACAAGAACAGGTTTTGTTCCGGGCTTCAACTGAAGACAAACAAAAGTGGGAAGAATGCGCCAAACATTTGGGGATTTCTATGGCGGAGTTCCTGCGTGTTGCGGCTAATGAAAAGGTTGAAAGAAGCACTGTCGTATGTGAACACCCACAAGAGTTCCGTAAAACATATCCCTGGAGAGAGGATTGTTTGAAGTGCGGGAAGGTTCTGTGGGTTAAGAACGACAACGTCAACTTTGGGAATCGTCGTTAGTTGAAGCCCCGTAAACCGCTTAAACGATCGCCGCTGAAACGGTCCACAAAACCAATCAAACAGAAGTCGGCTAAACGGGAAGTTGCTGATGTGGAAAGACGCATCTTTGTCGCAATGATGCTGAACAAACACCCGTATTGTGTTGCGTGTCCTGTGTTCGCTGAACATGATGGCTTAGTCACTTATGCCCGTAAGCCCTCTCGTGACATTCACGAGTTAGTGCGTCGTTCTCAGGGTGGCTCAACGGTTAGTGAGGGGAACTGTATCGCTGTGTGCCGTCCCTGCCATACGAGGATAGGCAACTACCCTCAGTTGGCGTTTGACTTAGGGCTTGCTAAACGGTCGTGGGAATAACACCCGTAGCACTATTTTCGTTTGCGTCCATGTCTTTGTTCATGTCGAACGCCCATGCGATACAACCATAAACCGGCTAAGAGCAAGATTAACCCCGTGATGAAACTCATATAGTTTTATTCCTCTTACAAAAGTCAATGAACTTAGACATTACATAATCAACGAACTCTGATTTTACTATTGCTTCATCGTGTTCTTTAACAACAGTGAACTCAGGTAAACCTTTATCGTTGTAAACATAAGTTACACACTTACCTACACTCTCCCCGTGATACCCGTAGGTCGCCACAGTCAATGCCTCAGAAACAGGTGAATTGGGGTTGTGTTTATATTCGCGTGCTAGATCGCCTCTCTGATAATCGCCGATACGGTCTACAGGTTTGAGACGAACATAACTATCAACGACAACGCTGACAGTGTCAAACTCAGTTAACCCGTCACTGAACGCTTCACTCAACACATCAGGCAACGACTCAAAAGGATGCCCGTCCACGCCGCTTTGACGGCACTCGAATACATCACCTCTTTGAAAGACAACGAAAGACTGCATATCGCTAATGCCATTATCTTCTTTACATATCTCCGTCTTACGAAGTTGCGCTATCTTTGCGACCTTCTCTACCTCTAACGCTATGTCAATCATCTCTTTACCCGTGTGCCTTTTTTGTCAATCAACAAACATTCTCTATACGCCTCTGCCCTAGTGTCATGAGACGACACAGGCGAATTGTTATTGAGTGTGTCAATCACTAACCACTTAGTGGAAGGATATCTATCAGGTGATATGTCGTATCTATAATTCATCTCACTCCTTTTAATCTAGTAAATATTAATCTAGTAAATAATCTACAGACTCAAT